GCATTGAGGTCAGCAATGCTCAGATCCCGCATGGTGGCCGCGGTGTTCTCGCCCTGCAGCGCCAGCATCGAGCCCTCGCCGAATGCCACCCCGTTGGCTGCAGCCCTGGCACGGACAGCCGCATTGGTGCGGCGCAGGTTCTTCAGCAGCTGATTACCGGCGATCTTGTAGTTCAGCGCCTCCATCTCGGATCGCATCAGCGTCCGACCGGCCTGCAGCATTGCGTACTGCTCGGCGCTCTCGGCCTTCACTTCGGCGACGGCAAGTACATCGCGGGCCTGCGTGAGATAGGCGGTCTGCTGATTGATGGCTGAGGCCTTGGCCAGCTGGTTGGCCCCATAGGCCATCAGGAAGCCTGCGCCAGCAGTCATCGCGGATGCTGCCGGCATCGCCATGCCGCCACCAGCTGCAGCGGCTCCCGCTTCTCCTTGTGTGAGAACTGGGTCCATTTACGTCCCCGAATAAACCGCGACCCGGTAATCGAGTCCCAGCAATGTCATCTTCAGCGGCAGCGACTGCTCAATCTCGATGGCCTGCTCCCGGCTGTAGCCCAGCACTCCGTTGACCCGCTTGATGCCGGTGAACGTTGGGACCGGCAGATCTAGCATCGGGTTGTCCATGATGCGGAATGGAATGGTCTGGTCGTTAAGCACCAGATCCTGCGTGTCCTTCACCACCGCATTGATCTCGACGATCCGCTTCTTCATGGCCAGGCGGCTACCCGTCTGCAGCTGCAGCTCGACCGGCATGGTCTTGGCATAGACGGTGATCGGCAGGCCGACCTCGTAGCTGGTCGTGCTGGACCGGTCAAAGGTCACAGATCCACCGCCGCTCACGGTCTCATTGCTCTGCGGCACCCCGTCCGTGATGACGTTCAGTGACTTGCCAATGTGCGGCAGGCCGCTCGCGCTGGCTGCAGCGCCACCAGTAAATGCGCAGTCGGTGAAATTGGCGAAGTTAAACTGCTCGATGAACCAGCGATTGACGCTGTTGAACGTGCGCCTGGTCACCGCATAGATCGTGCTGACATCCACCCCGACATCCACGAACAGGCCGTCTGTGGTCCATTCGCTGGGGCTGGTGATCTGCTGGCTGCGCATCACGCTGAATGCCGCCAGCGAGCCGTCTGCGTCGTTGGTGATCAGCAGCAGGTCACCTTCGTCCGTGCTAGTCGCCTTGCGGATCGCCATGCGCTTTGGCGTCTTCAGCAAGTGACCGGACAGCAGCGAGATGCGCTGCGTCACATAGGTCTGCTGCGTGTCCGTAAAGGCAAACTCGTTCAGCGACTTGCCGAGCCGCTGTATGTAGACCGACCCAGACTCGAGCGGCTGCACCCTGGTGCCGGCCTCGATGCCGTTGCGGCTCACATTCTTGAAGGTGAAGGTCAGCGGCGTGATCGGGTCAGTCCCTTGCTGCGGGATGTAAAACTCGCCGCCACTCGTGAAGACCTGTAGGTCGCGCCCACTGATCATGTCGGTGATGACGTTCAGGTCATTGGTGTCGAGCGTTGCCTCGATCGCATCATCGTCCAGATTCTCGGATGGCACGAAGTCAAAGAACAGCCCGATCTTGCTGCCCCATATGGTGCTTGGGCGGCTCTTGCTGCCACCGAAATAGAGCCGGCCCTCATGGAATGTGACCGAGCGAGGCCACCCTCTGGATGCTGACCAGACATCCTCATAGCCATATTCCAGCTCCCAGCGCCCAGCATCGATCGCAGAGGTGCTGAAGAACGGATATTCGACCACCGCCTCGACAACAGTCGATGAGACATAGCGCACAATCCTGGCGCGTCCCTGCGGGCTGGCATTGACGTACTGGTTGACCGACAGGGTCGTCCAGGTTGTCACCTCATAGTTGCTGGTCGCATCCGGCGCCGTTGTCCAGTTGGGCGTGACGGTGGCAACCTTGGTGCTGCCGACATAGTCAGAGATCAGACGAATCTGGCCAGATCCTGTGCCACTGGTAATGGTGACATACATGCCGTTGTAGACATCATCCGTCGCGCTGGCCGTTGCTTTGAGCGTGATGGTTGAGCTGGTTCCAGCCTGCGCGGCACCGCTATCATGGTGCGTCGTCGATGCCGTCAGCGTGACGTTGCCAGACACCGCGGACGGTGTCAGCGTTGACCCATTGTTCGTCAGGAAGTTGATCGTGAACGCATACTTCGGGATCGAGTCGAAGGTAACGGTCGTCGCCGTCCAGGCCGTGTCACTGGTGCGTTGGATGCGCACCGGCTGCAGATCGGGATGGACAACGATCAGCGTGTCGGCGCTCTGCGTCCAGCACAGATTGGCCAGCAGTGATGACCCGATCGTCGTCGTCAGATAGTCGTTGCCGCTGCCGTTGATGTTGGTCTGCACCACCCCGTTCTTGACCACATACATGCGGTTGTGGGTGAAGACCAGCATGTAACTGTCGTTCACCGAGAACTGGAATGGGACCATGCGCACACCATTGCCAGCAGACTCAGTGCTGGTATAGGGCAGCGCATAGATATGCTTCAGCCCAGGCCGGCGGCGCAACCCGCCTTGCGGCTGGATCAGCACATTGGTGGCCTTGGCCAGCGCGTTGTTGTAGGCCTGCAGGTCGATGCGCGACCGCAGCAACGGGTCCAACTCACCCGTCGAAAAGTTGGTCTGCTGGTCAACAAACCGCGGCATCAGAACCTCACCGCGATCAGCGAGTAATCCTCAATGACTCTGCTGGGGTTGCCTTGGCTATCCATCTGGCAAGCCTGCCGGAAATAGCCGCCCCGCATGTTCTCTGCCGGGTCGCCCAGCGCAATGCGCCGCCAGCGATCGGCCTTGTCGCCCTGCTCAGTAATCGCCTCCGCAATGTGCCAGGCCAGCTGGTACTTCAGCAGCTGGACAAAATATTGCGGCATGGCGTACTCGGGGACCGAATACTGGTAGTCGATGAAAGCCGCGGTCAGATCAGTCAGCACCTGATCGCCCTGGATCTCCCACTCCTTCTCGACCGGAGTGCCGACCCTCGAGCTGCTGAAGAGGGCGATCGGGTTGCCAAGCCTGTCACCAGGCAGCTGATAGGCATAGCGCCAGACGCTGGTCGGCGCGGTCACCAGCTGCGCCAGGCCAATCTTCTTCATGCTGAATGACCAGCGATACATGGACAGAGTCATGTCCCGCACATCTGGATAGAGCCGGTCGCAGACGCTGCTCTCGTCCGTGCCATCGTTGAACGATGTGATCGGCTTCGCGCCAAGCAGGATCAACGCATCGCTGCAGATTGAAACACCAGTGTCGCCCGCTGCCATTGCAGCCCCTCAATGTGCGAAAGGCCAGCCTCCGCTAGCGCAGAAGCTGGCCAATCAGGTTGCGGCCCAGATCAGTCGCTGTCGGTCGCGCTGATAGTGGTGCCGTCAGTCACATCGACCACCGTCCCGCTGTTAGCGTTGACCCACACCAGAGTCGCAGCGCGGGTGCCGCCCGTGCTGGTCTGACAGTAGATCAGGTCGCCGATCTTGAGGATCGAAGCGATCGAGTTGAAGTAGCCCTCAACCCGCACCACAGTGATGGCGTCGGCCGTCGTATACGAATAAATCGACGGCGCATTGCCAGCCTTGGACGCGGCGATAGTGGCAAAGCCTGCTGCATCGTATGCCATGTTATCTCTCCTTACTCGCGGCAGGTGATCTGGACAATGCCCTCGGCATCGATCGCAACCGCATTCGCCGAGAACACTTCATTGACCAGCCAGCTGGTCTTCTCGGGGATGTAGTTGATCTCGGTGCGCATGGCGATGCCCTCACCGTAGCCCAGCGCGTCACGGTGGAACGCGAAGACCTTGCGGTCACTCGACCCATCGATCGGCAGACCACCCTCGGTACGATCGCCCAGAACATGGAACGTGAAGCCCAGGAAGGTGTTCACTTCGCCCTGCACCAGCGCCTTCACGCTGTTGAAGTCAGAGCTGGTGACCGCAGTCTCGGACAGCAGATTCGCCAGGCTGTTCGCATGGATGACGATGTGGCGGTTGTCAGGCGGCACATTGCTCTTGTCGAGCAGTCGCTTGGCATCCCGCAGCTTCGCCATGTTCAGGTTGGTGTTGGCCCCGCCGATGCTGTTCGCAACGGTCAGCAAGGTGCTGGAGTTGACCAGCGCATCGATGATCATCTGATCCTGCCGGCGACCGACAGCAGCAGCAACCACTTGCACCAGCTCCTGGCGCTCATCGAAGTTGACCTTCGCCTGGCTGAAGATGTCCGAATACTCGGCAGCATTCCAGTCCTGCAGGGTCAGCGTGACCTGCGAGAAGCTCGCATTGATCGGCGTGACATCCGACTGGGGAATCCGAGGAGTCGCAACGCCGCGACCGACCTTCGGGAATTTGACGATAGAGCCTTCGACTCCGCGACGCGCCCGGACGGCCCCGACAAGCATTGCCTTGCCTTGGTAGGCCTGCTTGACCTCTGCGTCGAAGAGGGTAACGAAGGCATTGGAAAGACCAATAGCCATGATGTACCTCGTTCAGTTAAGTTGGGGTTCTCGCTCCGGTGTGCCTGTTTCCAGGGCCGCTGCTTGCCGGTTGCGCCGGCCAGTCGTCAGCTCGCGCTGCGGTGATGGGTCAGACATTGCGTCCGATGGGCCGTCCAGATAAGTGTATGCCCACTAACATTGCAATGCAAGCAGGCAAAAAAAAAGCCTGGCACACGCCAGGCTAAAACCCACACAGGAGGAGATGACCGCGGCTATCCTACCACCGCGGAGAACAGCCGTTCGACCTTTTGCCGATAGGCTGCATCGGTCTTGTAACGCGGATCGCCGACCATCGCGTATAGCTCTTCCTTGCTGGGAGCATTCTCGACCGGCATGGACTGAATAGGCACCCGGCCCTCGTAAGACTCGCGCAGCTTCATCATCATGCGCAGCCCTGCCGCGGTGCCATTGGCGATTTTGAACTCCTCCCAGTCTTCATTGGAGAAGATGCCCTTCTTGACCATGCCGCGCCCCCAGTCAGCCATACCCTGCACCAAGGCCTTGCCATTTGGGCCAAGACGCTGCAGCTCAACATTCGGGTCGATCACATCGTTGCCGGCAATCTCTCGCGCCGTCTGGTTCATCTGCTCGGCCAGGTCGTCGAACTGTGCCTGGCTGACACCGTTCTCTTTTGCCCAGCCGGCCAGCTTCTGCGCCATCGGGTTCTGGTCTGCGCCTTCTCCAAAGGCCTTCAGATCGTACTTGCCGTCAGCTGGCACATTGTGGCCACCGCGGCTGATCTTGGCCCTCAGATCGCGCCAGGACTTGGCGATGCCTTCGAGGTCTGGCTCGTTGCTGTCTTTCTTCCAGAAGTTCTCGGGCCAGTAATCAGGCCGCTCGAGGGGCTCATCCGGGGCTGGCGCGTTGGGATCGGCCTCCCGGTGAGGGATGTTGGTTGCTGCTGGGTCTTTGGTGTCTGCTGCTTCGGGTGCCGCGCTATCGAGTAGGCCGGCAGTGCCGGGCTCGTTGGTTTCGCTCACATGGACCTCGCTCTCTGCATCCGCGCCATGATGTCCCGCACGACATTCCTCTGCCCTTCGGCAAAGTAAGCATGCGAGGGGTCAGTGCCTGGCACGGCGATAGGCACCGCCACATAGAACTT